GGCACACATTGCCAGAGCCTTGATCGTAAATCTTCGAAGAACCCACCATATATGGATGATAAGATCGCTACTTTATTTAAAGTAACAATCAGATCGTGCGGAGTCTTCAACCATCTTTGATCAAAGACGGTTAAATATCCGTATCCATCTTTATAATGGGCCCCACAAGATTCACGATAACTAGAGTTGATACAGGTCTTTGAAACATTGACTCTGAAACCAACTTTAGCCAAGTCGTCGCATATTTCCTGTGCTACTTGGTTATGACATATTATGTCATCACCAAACACAGTACTTGTGCGATCATAAGTCTGGCAAAGAGCAGTGAGAATTAAGCTCATGAGATCGAACGTGAAACCATTCCCCATACTCGAGACCTTTCGGATAACATAAAAGTTTCCGTCGGGACCAAGAGTAAGAGGAGACCTTGATTCGACAACCCTCATAAGAGGATATCGAGGAAGGAGGTACTCAACGAGACTCATGGAGATTGTATCACTACAATCCGAAAGATCGATCGTGGCCAGAGTATGGTCACTTATTCGACGACGATGCATTTCTGCAAGGTTATCGAGATCGATCCCGAGTTTGCGTCTTAAGCACTCTCGGATGCCCAAACCTACTGCTCTTTGGACAAGCATATTGCACAAAGGTTCCAGACAAATCGAGCGATCCTTTTGATTATTCTTAGGGACCGTCGACCACCTGTTTCCTTCGACGAACGTGACGATGCAGTAGAGCTTGAATTTGAACGCTTCAAAGGCAGTTTCCTTTCCGAAACGCCTCCAAAGCTTTCTATTTACAAGCTTAGCATCCCAACGTCGCCTTGTGCAGTAGCTAGAGAAGCGCTTCTTCACAGCGGACTTAAGCGACCTATGCTTGTAAGCATAAGCCGCAAATGTTTCAAAACAGTCCGGGGTTATAGTCCACGGTCCGGTAAGCTTACAAGCTATACTAGTTCGTGGACCTAATGGCTCAAAAGTTGAACCACTAGTAAAAGTAAGTTCTCCCATTCGAAAATCGGATAGGATACTTCTTACTAGAAGCCGCGCTTCAGCCCAGTGGGGGCCTAATATCCAGCTTCGCTGGAGGCCTTCGTCGGATCGGATCCATCGGTCCCATGCGTCTGTTCGACGTGTGGAGGCCGCGGATTCATCCGGAACCTCAAATTTATCGATGAACTTGCGAAAAGCAAGGTCATCAAAGCCAGTATCGTTACGACTAGTAGCGATAGCTTGACTAATTTGAAGGTTGACAGCCC